ATTCCTCTATAGTTGGAGAAGTAGAAGGTGTTTCCATCGAACACACCGGCCACTATCCCGTTATGGAGTGCTTTCTGCAGAGCTCTCTTTTCTTTTCCTTTGGTTGTTATTGACAACCTCTTAGGAGTCGTTAAAAGAGCTGCTGCATCTTTCAAATAAATTCTTTCCCCTGGCCCAATTGCGCCTTGTTGAAACAATTCATTTATCATACCGTTGAGCAAACCGAAACCTGTTTCGTGTGCTGCTCGGTCAGTCGCGGAATCCATGTCTGAAGTAGACGCGAAATCCTCTTCTGTTAAAACAGCCTTGTATTCCTGAGAGAATCTGAACAACCCGTTCGACTCCGACAGTCCCACTCGGCACGCTGGTAGTGATTCTAGGAATCCTCGAAGTGTGTGCGCCGCTGGCGACAAGAACACGTTCACCCACGTTGCACCGCACGTGACTGGACGTATCTTTAGCCCCGGTTCTTTCACTATCGACACTTTCCCCTTGGGATAAGTGGTTGGTAGTTCCATATCGTATTCCTCTAAGAACGCTTTGTGTTTGATGGTTGCCCATTCGAACAGGAGCGTCCCTAGCCGTGCATCGGCCCCTTGTGAGAACGCTTGCGTTCCCTCGGGTAGGTATCCTGGAGTTATTATCTCCCCGAAACATCCGCATAGCGGCTGATCGAGGTAGGCAATCCTCCATGTCTCAAGATGAGCGGATTCGTTGTAAGACACCAATTTCTTATTGGAGTCCAACCAACCTCTTTCGCTAAAACTGAAATTTTCGAACACTGGCTTCTCTAGAAATTCTCTAAAGTCTCCCTGCGTTAGTAAGTTCCACTTACCTCCGTCAGATCTGCCGTATTCTATACTGCTCGAAGAGGAGAGACTACAGTGGTAGTCTCTCTTCCGGTCTGCAACCTGCTTAAAGGTCGATTCGGTTCTATCGGCTTCCTTCTGCATATTTATGCAGATGTCTTGTCCGATTAGTTTCCCAACTTCCTCACAGCCTTGTAGTAGATCCTTTTCCCATACCACTGAAGATTCTTCGTGTTTATGGAACTGGGTTCTCGGTATCCATTGGTTTCTATCTGGTAGATCTTCTTTCTTTGAATAAGGAAAGGATAGTCCTGCCACGTATTTCACCAGTTTCTCAGTCGAGGATTCTCGATTTGGTAAAGGCAAGATTCTTGTCTGGGATAATATCCCGTTGTACCAAAACAGATCCAAGTCTGTCATATTCCCCTTTTGCGCCTGCGATTCCAGGGCTTCGTTTACGAAGCCTAAGATTGCTGTTTCATCAGGGTCTGTAGGATCACGTTTGCATTCCTCTACAATATTATTTGTAAGGCGATTCGACATTATTCCCATTGTCCTCTTGTAGGCCAGTAGGATGGTGTCTGTTTCGCCTCTCCGATACATTGTACCGAAGAGAAAGCGAACCAATCTATGTATGATGTCGAACTCTTCTCCGAAGGCAACAAGCCATGCTATGGCTATTCCCCTCAGACCGAGTGTAATTTTCGAGTCTCTCTGCATGCAGACCTCTCGAATTATTCCGACCGTGTTGTAAGAGTTTTCAGTCTCGCCGTAGCGAGTTCTGAAAGCCTTTACGACCATCTTTGTTCTTTTAGAATATAAATTCCTTAAGGTAACAGGTTTGCCTTTCGGATTTATGAATCTGACTAGTGGCAGTCCCACCAACTCCTTGAGTACGGCGGTGGCTCCCTTAAAATCTATTGGCAATGTGTCTACGCTCCTGAGCGCGGCCGCATTCAATGGTATAATCGATGATAAAATCATCAACTCTGACGCTTTTGAACTTGGTTGGCACATGTGC